CTGCTACTGAGATCGAATACATGGTAAAAGAGCAAGTTATAGAGATCGCACCACTCGCATATTGCCGTGGTCGTAACTTCAAACATAGCTGGATCATACTAGATGAAGCACAGAATGCTACACCTAGCCAGTTAAAAATGCTCATGACTAGAATCGGTGACGGTAGTAAAATTGTTATTACCGGCGACACAGAACAAACTGATCGCAAGACTCCTGATAATGGGCTACTTGATCTAAAAAATAGGATTCGAAGAAGCAATGTTCCAGGCATGGTCGCTTGTGAATTTGACACAAGAGACATCCGAAGACATGCTATCATAGAACATATCTTACAGATGTATGCTTAAGGTTAGTGGGGCCATGTGCCCCACTAATTATTTCTTGCTGGCAGGACTCCGCTGCTTGCTCATGGCTTTTTCTTGAGCAGCAGTGATAGGAGCCTCTTTCTCTAGTTGTTCGATGAGATTTGGGTAGATTTTGCTATAATAATCTCGCATGATCTCGAAGGTAGTATCATGCGGCTTACCTTCGATGATGCACTTCACCACCTTTTTCTCAGCGAAATCTAGGATGACATTGGATTGGTTCATGTCAGATACTTGAACCTGTTTGCGAACATTCACGACCTCATCGATCTGACCGCTCTTCTTTCTTGTAAAAACTAATAATAGATATCTCATGCTGTTAGCTCCGCGAGTGATGCTGCCAGTGAAATCTCAGGGATTCCCACAAGCGAAAGATTTGCGAGACCGTTACGGATAATGATGATCGCAGCATCCTTCTTCTCTTGTGACTTTCCCCAGAGATCAAGATTATCATACATGAAGCGATAACAATCTTCTACGCGGGTTGGATACAGGCTGATATATTGCATCAGTCGCTGACGACCTTCGAGGATCTTTCCCGTCTTGAATAGTTCAGTAGCAGTGATGAGTAGTTCAGCCTCGCTATTTCCTTCTTCATGAATAGGAAGAAGCTTGCCAGACTTTGAATTATTCTGCAGTTCATTCAGACACTTGCGAAGATCGGGATATGTGGCTCGCACATAAGTATCTAGAATATCTAGCTCGAAATCTACATTCTCGCTCAGTAGCACCGTTGCAGCACGAGCAGTGAAATCATTCATATCTGGCTTAGCGATATGCATCTTATAGCAGCGGGATTCACGCAGTGCTGGGATGATCTTGTGTTCATAGTTACAAGTCAGAATATATCGCACGGTCTGATAATATGTCTCCATATCACCGCGAAGGGCAGCTTGTGATTGTTGCGTCAGATAATCTGCCTCGTCCAGCAATACGACTTTGAACTTACCAAACGGAATCGTCTGCACGAATCCATTGATCTTTTCTCGCAGCGTATCGATACCGTTCTCACGAGAAGCATTGATATAGAGCACATCATACTCTTCGATGCCTAGATCATGAATGAGAACTTTTGCGAGCGTGGTCTTACCTGTGCCCGGTTCTCCCGACAACAGCAGATGTGGAATAGACCCTTCGCTGATCCATCCTTCTACTTGTTGTCGCTGACGATCATCCACAAATACATAATCACTTACCGTGTTAGGACGGTATGCTTCAACCCATAGTGTATTTTTCATTAGTACTTTCTTTCAGATTCCGATTCATCGTAATCAGTATATGCTTCTTCGATGTCGTAGTCAAGAGCAGCTTTGACATCATTTGCCCGTTCTACAAGCTTTGCCGCAGCATAAACGATTATTCCCATTCCTGCGAAGGCAGAAAGATACGGCAAAGCGGCAGTTAGATGTTCTTTAATTTTGTGTTTCATCTGTGTGGCTCTTAAAATGGGAGTGAGATTGCTCTCACTCCCTATCTCTTTTAATAATCTTTATCACTCATTGTGTAGTCTTGTACTTTTTCGTCGCTTATTAATAAAATGTCCTTTGGATCTACCTTACGGATAATTTTCTCGCCGTCATCGTCTTCGATAGTTTGACCACGTGACCAACGACCGTGTGCTACCATAATATAATCACCTACTTTAATATCTTGTACCTGTGGTCCTGTTGCATAAACTCTGGCCCAGCGGGGTCGAATTCCTGCACTCTTCATATCATCATCCAGGAGGATCAATCCTCCACGGCTGAGACGTTCCTTAAATTCCATATCATAAACAAGTATAGTGTCCTTTACTGGACGTAGCTTAGAGATTTTTGTTCTAGTAAGATTGACTTTAGTCATTTGTGGGTTTTGCTCGTTTTGTTTCTGGTTTTACATATAGAGGAGCTTCACTTGCTGGCTTGATCACAAATGCAGGCTCTTCTTCCTTTACAAATTCGCTATCGAATTCTTCTTCTAGCATAGCGACTGGTGTTTCTTCTATTGCTGCTGGTGGTGTATAAACAGGAGGAGCAGCAGGTTGCACTCTATCTGGAATAATTCTTTCTTGAGTAGACTTTATGATATTTGCTGCGGGATTACCCACAGTCTTCTGATACGCATCAGATGCTTTCTTAGAAGCAGGGGTAATTATATTACCTTTGCTATCGATAGTATCACCCCTAGCATTGACCTTCATATTGCCAACTGCAGGAGTGCGCTCATTTCTAGCAGCCATAGCTCCCATATCTACTACTTTTCCACGCGCTGATCTATATTGTCCCATAAATCATCTCCTTCATTCTATTTAGTCGTAGTAAATAGGTTATTTCAAAAACTCATAGATAGAGAGATCATAATATAACGAATTAATCCTATGAACACCGATCAAGTATAGAACGAAACTACTAACACTCGATCCTCTACCTACACCCCATACTATTTTATGTTCGCGCATCGTATCTACAAAGTATTTCAAATACCTCAATAGCATGAACATATCACGTTCTTGATAGAGTAATAGTTCTTCGCCGGCTCGTTGTAGTTCAGCATCGTTTTTGCACTGATCCAATACGAATTTTGCGATATCAAGATTCCGGTACGCATCTGGTATATACCATTCATCGCGACATTTCGCGTCGAAATCTTCTATACTCAACTCTTCTGTGATATTATATGGTATCAGTTCTGGTGTATCACGCAGATTGAGAGCATTAAACTTTATATCGGAAGTCGTGAGAACTCGTCGCAATGAACGATCAGGATCGCTCATATACATATCACATAGATCGTTCTCATCATAGATGAGTTGTCCATATTTGTCGGTAATCATATCTTTAATATAGCACGATTTCGACGATATGTCAACCTATTTCTTTACTTTCCAAGTTAAATCAAATTCGCCCCAGCTGCTGTCATCAAAGAGTTTCACGATATTATCATCAGTGATATCAGTTTCTTCGCATTCTTTTATGTGTGTGCAGCTTTTATTCCACCAGTGATTTCCGCTATAGAGTCCTTCAGCGATCTCCATTACCACATTATACTTAGTGCCGCCGCCTAATGTGGATTTTAGCATGAGATCAGTTATCTTGAGCCTGCCTTCTAATATGGAATTTAGCTTGAGCAATATGATCATGGATACCACTTTATCACAGGGTTCGTCTGGAAGTTCGCAAGTACGGATTCCTGCTTTAATATATTTTCTCAGAGCGACTTTGTTTTTAGTGAATATGAATATGCTGTCTTGTAATACATGTTCTAAGAAATAAGTGATCCTGCTGAGCGCGATATTCTGTTCTCTGAGTGATTCCGTCTCTACCAGCATGGATAGCGTGAGCGCATATGAGTTGACCTCAAACTTGTTCTCGAAATGCACTGCGCTGCGGAATCTGAAATCTTTCTCAATTCTTGTGGTCATTGTCTGTCTGAATGTTTATCTTGTTATTTAACTTTTGTTTCTCGAATAACGCATCCATCTTCTTCCGCTGTTGATTTTTATAGCTTTCGAGAGCCATCGTCAATTGGTGGATCAAGGGTCCATTATTCGTGCGATATGCGAATGTAAGTTTCTTGGTCAATCCGTCTATCACCGTGTGTAGTTCTTCTATAGACTTATCACCTAGGTTATTGATAAAAGGATGTTCCATCGGTTACCTTAAAAATTAGAATTTTATGACTGGTAATAATGCTATGTTAGTTGGTCTAGTTTCAGTTGCAGTCCGTATTGCTACGTTACTGCCACTAGGAGGAACTGGCGATGAAGTGACAGGTTGAGTATTTCCTGGACTTGTGGGATTTTGATAGATAGCATTATCACCCCCGGATGCCATATTTGCATAGACACCGCTGTTGTTTGCAGTTGTCACGCTGAAGTTATGTGCATGATTTTGCATAGCATCTAACTGCTTACTACCGAATTGACGACCCGGATCTACCTGATTAGTGCTGTCATACCCTCGGATGAACTGCCCTTGAAGATTGGGCACATTGAAGTCAGGCCCGCCAGGATTTGATGTATATATGTAT